CCCAATACGCAAAATCACCATCAGTAAATTCTTTGTTTGATGATTCTAATTTTGATGCATTGGCCTGTGCTTCTGTAAAATGTGCCATTTTATTTTCTCCTTAATTACAATTATAAATATTAGTTTGTGTCAAATCTGACCACAAATGTTAAAGCTATTTCTTTATCATTTTTTATTGGTTTTGCTAATTTCCCAACTGCCATCAATTCATTATTATTATTGTATAACCCAACTGATGTAACATAAGTTGAAAAATCAGAATGTGTAGCTTCACCAATTAATTCAGTGCCAATTTTATATTCTTCATTTTTAAATGAACCTGTAGCATATCCAGTTAACTCATATGGATATCTATCATGTATAGTATTATTAAATATATCAGTATTGTTATTGCCGATAAATCCAACACTACCACTTTGACCAACTTTTAAACTTCTATTATTAGTGTGTTCAAATTGATTTTCATCTGCTTTACAAACATATTCTCTTTCATAAATAGTCTGTGTTGAATCAAAAGTTAAATTAAACCCATCACTCCCATCTCCACTACCTACACTAGAATAAGAACCTGTATCAGTTATTACTAATAATCCATGATTATAAAAAACATTACCAACTACACTACCACTATTATTAGCATCTGGTGTGTGTTTTGAATAACTAGAACTAAAAGCCATATCATATAAGTTACCATACCCATCATCTTGTAATATTAATGTTGATGCTGTACTATTATCAGTAAGTCTTACTGATTTTTTTGATATTTGTTCTCCATATAATTCTTGTGGAACCGATATAACAACTCCAGTATCATGTAATTGTCTAGTGTATGGCCTTCGTAGTTTTTCTCTGCTTGAATTAGTAGGAGAATCATATAAATGTCTAGTTTTTTCATACTCTACATAACCTAATTTTCCTTTAGGTGTACCATTATAATAATCAATCGTACCAGCCATTTGTGTTATATCTCTATAAAACATAGAATTTATCATATAATAAGTAGGTATTTCGTAAAACGTACTTCCTGAAATAGTTTTAGATGTAGTTGCAGCTATATCACCGCCAATATTTGTATTTAATCCATAAAGATTTGAATCATTGCCTTTTGTTATTGGAACGGAATATACACCACTACCGCTATCTTCATTTGTCATATTAAAAGTTTTATGAACTTCAAATGGTGAAAATAAAATATCACCAGCGTCGAGATTCTTGAACATCATTTTAGAATCCTTTAAAAATCAAGTTTTACTTTAATAAGTGCTTCTCTTGATCTTGATTTTAATATTGGTTTACTTAGTTTCGCTGTAGCTATTAAGATATTGTTATTGTTATATAATCCAACTGTAGTTATATAAGTTTTTGGTTCTGATAACAGTCCAGGAATTATTTGTCTACCAGCACCATTATTAGATGCAGTATAAAAAGTTTCATTGGTGGTAGCATTAAATTTACCAGAAGTAGCCCTTATAAAAAAATGTTTAGACGTTATAGTTTCTTTTCTTTTCATTTGAAAGTATTGACCACCAACTATAGTATTAAATAGTTTTCTAGCATTTCTATCATCACTATTAGAACCACTAGCAGTTACTAAACCAAACGGAGCTGCACTTAATCTTTCTGCATTTAATACTATAACTCCAATGCTCGGATAAAAAGTACCATAAGAACCACCAGTTGCTGCAGTTTCAGCTGCTGCTGTTGTATTTATACTTGTACCGCCAACCAGTGAACCACTAACAATATTATATTCTGGTGCAAAATTTCGAGCAGCGGTATTACCACCTACAATAGCAGAAGAATCATCAATTAATTTTATTTTAGGTATTTGACCACTTCCACTTAAATGAAGTTCCCAACCACCAGGTTCAATTTCGTCTCTAACCCTAGCTCTATTTAAAACAATAGCGTAAAATTGTTTAGCAGTGGAATTTGCTTGAAACGTAAAGTTTTTTGTCTGTGGGGGATTAATTAAATTATTAAACTGGCCATATACAGCTGCGGTTGTTCTGTCACCGGCAGCACCTTTTGTTCCTAAAGAACCACTACCTTCTCTATGACCATATACAACTCCAAATTGAACTGAAGCTGAAGCATTAGCTGCAGGATCGTATCTATACACATCTATATTATAATCTCCAGTATTTGTGTACTGTGTAGATGAACTAAAAAAAGTATTTATACTTGAAGCACCATCTTGCCAAACACCTGATGTCACAATTCCAGTGCTAACACTCATGTCCTCTTCTGTAAACGCTTTTCTAAAATCACTCATAATTTATATTCCTCATATCTTTATTTCTTGCTAATTTATTTGTTTTAACCGTAAGGGTTACCAGCACTTTGACCACTATTAGCCATACCAGCACCACCATCACCAAGAACAGGAGGTGCATCTGGTGGCGTACTACTACCTTCATCTTTAGCAACATTTATGGTTACTATTTTAACAAGTCCTGAAACATCACCTGTGACTGTCACACTAGTTGATGCTGCTTGAGTTATTGACCTAGTTATTATTTCTACAGGAGAATTAGAATTTTTAGTTAAACTGTTACCACCCCCAGCAAAAGCAACAACATTAACATTTTGAATAGTATACGTAAATGCTTCACTAATTCCAGTATCTGGAGTTAATGTTATACGGGTGTTAGGCCTCTCACCGTTATCGTCACCACCACCATAATTAAGCGGTGAAAGTATCATTTGATTTCCTGCTATACTTTGATCGATAAGAAAACTTCTAAAAGATTGTCTATTTGGAACTGCCTCTAATAAGGACATATTTTCTATGACAGAACCATAAGAATCAGTTCCATTAGGATGTGTTACATCCCATAATGTATAATCTATTTCCTCATCACTTAAAGCAAATTTAGTTATGCCTAAGTCGCCTCCACTTGCTAATATTTCACGACCTCGTTTAGTTAAAACAGCATCTACTGTTACACTTGAATTGTCTAAAAATCCCATGTTTTATCTCCAAAATTGTTGTATTGATATAACTTTTCTAAAAATAAATATCTATAATTAAAGTTTTTGAACATTTTATCTTTTTTCTGAGTTTTCATATACTGTTAATTTACCAATTCCTGATGTCTTAGGTGCAACAACAGTTGGTGCTGTTTGTGTTATTATGATTGGTAAATCTCCATCAAGCGTGGTATCAGAAGTATTTTTCACCCCTTCATAAAAAGACCTATTCCACGCTGTAATATTATTATATTCTGAATCTAAATCTGATAAATGTAATGACCTGGAACTATAAAAATTTTCAAAAGGATTTAAACTGCTTTTAATACTTTTATTGTAATCGTGTTCGCTGTCATAGAAAAAAGCTGATTCATAATTATTTACTGACAGTCTTTGATTAATTGCCATTGCTCCAGTTGCTTCTTGAAATACATAATCTGGAAATCCAAATTTAGCTGAAGCACTTATGTATAAATTTCTGTCATCATAATTATCATTAGGTGCAAACCTATACAATGCTGGAAAATCAAAAGACCTTTGAGTTTTATCTATTGTACCTTCATAATACGGATATTCAGTTTCTATTTTTAAAATAGAATGACTCGCCTCTATGTTATTATCTGAGTTGTCATGAAAAGCGGATATATTTATTCCAGTTTCATATTGTAATTGTTCAGCTATGAGAGGGTGTCTCTGTACTGGATTCTTTGAACGTTCAAAAATGTTCGGTTCAATTACAGTTCCTAAAATCGATTTTGTTCTTACTGGCAATAATTTTTTAATTTGTTTAAATACATTTTGGTCATAGTATTTTATAAGGTGCATATAATCCCAAAAATCACTATTATCTGAATATTTTTTAAAATAATCATTGGCAGCATCTTTTAATTCACCATATTGTAATTTAAAGTTATCTCTTGGATCTCCAAGATATTGATTAAAATCTAAATTAGCAAATGATGCTATTATATCGTCATTAACTGCATCAGTAGGTGAGAAGAAAATACCAACTTTAGGTGAATCTATTGGTGCAAAATCATTAGTACTAAAATCAAATTGTTTATTGACACTTAATTGAGCTCCACTGCCACTAATAAAATTATTTTCTATTCGTATTTTATCTGAAGTTCTTCTGTTTGGTCCATAGTTAGGCACCATTGTTTTTAAATCATCTACCACCGATTCAAAAGTATTTTTACCGCCAAATCCAATAGCTACACCTGGCGTAGTTACAGTTTGATTTGAACTAACATCTCTAATAGCAGTATTATCGGTGAGAAGTGTGTTATCATCAAATGAATATCTAGTTATTAAGGACTCGTAAGAAGACGATGCTGTGTTACCAGTATAAGATTTAGGATTACCAACATGAATATCAAAAACTTGTTCTTTTAATGGTTCGTTCCATAATCTAAATTCCATTACAGAACCTGTCAATTGATTACCAAATGTATCATCAGGATGACCACCAATGTATAACGCACCACTACCTGTCCATGCTGCATTATATGATGCTGATGTTGGAGCAGAACTTGCAGAACCTGAAACTGCTAGTGATGCTACAGAAGATTGTATAATTCTGTCTAGCCCACTTTCATACTTTTTAACAGTTAAAGTATATTCATACGCATCGTTTATTGAATCAGTATTTACTGAAAGTTTTCTAAGGTTAGCAGCATCCCAAAATATAGTAGAGTCTCCTTTTAAATTTTCAAAACTAACACCCAACTTAGATGTATTTGGAAATCTAATAACTTTATTGACCTGTATCTTTTTCCACTCTGTTTCTGTTAAACCTGTTGTTTCAGATGATTTTACGCCACCGTTATCAGTTATAGAATGGTAAGTAAAATTTGAATCTTCATTCCAATTAACAACATTATTATTAGAATCCAATTCGTAAATTCTCACTCGCCCTACAGAATCTACCGTACTACCTGAAGCCCTAGCGTATCCTGAAAATGTATACCGTTCTCCAAGACTTACATTTGCTAAAGATTGTGTATACGGTGTTGATGATACTTTTGAATTTATTTCAGCAGAAGTATTTCTATGTTCTAAACTTCTTGTACCGTATAAAGAGAATGAACTAGCAGAACTACTCACAATTTTAATTGTTCCATTATTTACATTGTATGTATCAGTTGCAAATGGTGGACTGAATAATGCATCTGTTTCAAAACCTGGATTTGGAAATAACTGTTGATTTATTTTTTCTTTTGCTAACATCAAAGAATAATAATCACCATCAAATATTGGTAAAAGAGATGAACTAACTTCTTGTTTACCATTAGAGCCAGATAGAACAAATGCTACCGTACCATAATTATCTGGTGAATTGTTATCTTTTAACTTGATAGCCCAATCGGTATCTTTTTGTAAAAGAACTTGGTCTGAACTATTTTTCGATTTAAATCTCAACTCCAACGTTTCAGGTTTTCTACCAGTATCACTATCATCAGCCCAACTGCTAGAAACATATGAGTTGCCCCTAAATCCTAAAGCTTTAGTAAATCGCCTTGATATTTCAAATGGGGTTCGTTGCGTTGAAGTGTCCAATCCACCGTATTCTTTAACTTTTAAAATAGTTGCTGGTATACCATAACAATTTAATACTCCTCTTAAAGAATTAATTGTACCTTTTGATTTTAGTAAAAATGGCATACTTGCAATAAGTCTTTTAGTTATTTCTTTTGAAACGTCACCTTCGTTTGGGGAATTAAGTGAACCTGAGGTGTATAAGGAATAATCTGTACCACTCAATTTTTGACCAAATCCAAATCTACTCAATTCTAAAAGGTCTTTGCCATCTTGCATATCCCAACCTAATGATTTAGCAAGATTAAAAATTAAATCTTTAGAAAATCCATTTTCTAAATCCAACCTTCTATCTGTAACATCAGATATGGATTTTGTATAACTCCAAAGGTCATCAAATTGTTGACCTATCATGTCCATAAAATCTGAAAATTGAATATTACTAATATCAGAAGTTACGTGTTCAGGTAAAAGATTAACTAACCGATTACCATTTTCTACATCATAAAATGAAGCACTATATATCTGACCTGTTTTACTTGATACGGAACCATACCAACTGGTAAAATCAGCATGAGAAGAACTTATTGGTGTATATGGATCTTGATAAGTACCACTGCCTGATTTAGGCCATGATGCATCATAAAATTCACCCATTGAACTTGTGACATATGAAGATTCATGACTATATAAATATTTTTCATATCCATCGAAATTATTTTTAATATCTCTTATTTTATTATCGTAAGTTGTTAAATCTTTTCCACCATTTGTAACTCCGACAAATGACGCACTCAATGCAGTATTTTTTTCTATTTGTTGTAATTTATATTTAAAGTTTTCTAATCTTTTTTCAGCAGAAGAGAAATTAATAAAATTTTCATATCTAGAATAATCTATACTTAATTCAACTGCTGATTTATTTAAAAACTTATCTTCAATTTCTTTTTGTAATCTAATATCATCAGTAACTAAGTCATTGTAATTTTGAGAATCAATTTTTCTTTTTACAATCGGCGAATCTTCTGAAAAACTATCTCTGGATTTTAATACTAAAACTTCCTCATCTTCTTGAACATACGGAACTAACTCTACTACCTCTGTTAATTGTGGTAGTATTTCTCTAACCACATAAACATCATCTTTCACGTCTATATCATCTGGCAGTGATTCATATAATTTATAAATTGTAGAATATGGTAATTCTGGTACTGCTTTATTATCAGTAATAACATTGGTAGTTAATAATCTTTTATCTTCTCCAAAATGTAAATATGTATTTAAATCTTTTCTATCTGTTAACTTTGTTTTAATAGACCATTCGTCAAAAATTGTCTGTTCAGTAATCACTTTTGAATCTTCATGTGGACTAATATTATTTCTAACTGCATTATAATTAGTATTTACTAGTAATGTGCTGCCATTAAGTATACCTGTTATTGTGAATACCAATGGTTCATAAACAGCTACTCTTTGTCCTGCTGCACCCTCATCTCCGCCGCCAACTACATCATAATTTGAATTTGTTACTACGGAAGGTGGGATTACGTTTATTGGCATATCATCTATTTCAACATATGGAGGATTATCGCTGTTAGCACCCGTATAATAATTGGTAGTAACTTTCCACCATGCTTTTAACATATATGTTTTTACTTCATTAGTTAGTGGCCCACCCGTTAAAGATGCATTAGCTAATGCTCCAGTTCCACCAAAAAACTGTGTTTGGTCAGCTGACGGTACGGTTCCTTCTGTCCAAGTTGCTTCATATGACCGTTCACTAGGAACATTATCTATATCATTAGTATACTCATCCTCTGTTCTCCATTCCCAACGAACTCCTTTTATATAATCTATAAGATTTGGTCTATCTTCATTGCCTTGAGCTCCAAAATATTCTTCCTCTAACTCGTCCTGGACCGATATGTGAAAAGCTGGTTGATTTTCTCCATCTAATGCACCTATGACATTGTAACCCCCATTTATATTAGAACCATTTATATAAACATTACCAAGCAACTGAAACCGAATACCATTAGGAGAACCATCAGACTGTTGACCAACATATACTAGATCGAGCGTATCATCACCACCGTTACCGCCATCTTCCTCAATTGATGAAACTCCTTTATAGTCTCCATCAATTCCAGTAAGTAATTTTTGCTTAATCGGTAATTCTATGTACGGTTTATTCATCGTTAACCTCTAGTTTCTATAAAACACGGTATGTGTATTAAAGATTTTTTATAATTAATGCTATTAGTTACTGTTAATTTAATTCCAACTCTACATTTCGAACTGTAAATTCTGAATAAAAGTCTTGCACTTTTTCGCGGTTTTAGATCAGTAGCAGCATCAACCGTACATTCACCTATTAAACCATTACCACCAACACCATCTGATGCATATACATAATCAGCTTCCTCAGGCCTTGATTCTATCCCAACATCATTTCCCAATCCACCAGGTCTAATTTTAGTAGCATTATTTGCTTTTAAATCACCATCTATATCATATCCTGTTAATTCCCACCTATAATGAGTAGTAACATCTGCTGGTAGTAATGAATTACTTTGTACTATAATCTGCTGGCCAGAATCATTAGGACTTGCAAAGGATATAACACCAAAATCTCTATCATCGGTATCATATATATTTTTCATTTTACGAGTATCTTTATATCGATAAAATCCAATTCCTGTGGTATTATTATCCTCACCAGGAAAATCTTCATCACCAAACCCTTGACCACTTATACCTTTAAAAATTTCAAAAGCCTTATCTTGAAATTGGTCGCCTATATAACCACCTGAATTATCAACTGCCTCAGCTATTGTACCATTAGTTACGAAAAATCTAGCTTGCATTGTTGTAGTTATATCATTAGTTATGACTTCATTCCCCTGTACGCTATTACCTGAACCCGGTGGTGGAGCTAGATACTCATATCTACGAATAAAAACTCTTGGAAGTGTAAGTGTACCACCTATCATATCGTCAGTAAATACGGGAGGATTACTTGAATCTATATTAACAAAACCGATTCTAGGACTATCTAATACATTCACTCCGTCTGCACTTTTCAATTGAAGTTTTGACTGATCACTACCGTCATTAGTTACAGTTTTATATTTTTTAGCTAAATTAAAAAAGTCTCTTAAATATTTTTCTTGTTTTATACGTGCTGGTATTATTCTAACCTCTTTTCTTGACGGTGATATTTCATGAATTAAATATTTATTTTCTTTTATAAATAAATCAGTACCAATGCGACCGACATCATCAGGATTAGTTGGATTAAAATCACCTGTAAAAATGTCATCATTTCTATCAACTAAAACAGTTTCATGTGAACCAGCTATTGTTCTTAAAAAATTATATTTTACAACAAACTTACCTTTATCATAATTTAATTTTCGTAGAATAGTTCCTGTATTTAATTTTACTCCAACATTAACATCATACTCCACATCATCTGGATGTACTATGGAAGTTTCTAATAAATTATCATTAATATCATAAATCAAAACTTCTACTACATCATTTTCATTGCTACCAAATACTCCACCCAGATATTTATTATCTTTTGTAGAGTAATCAATTGATATATTGGTTTGCAATATCTGCAAATCTTTATCATTAAGAATACTTTCTTTATTAATAGCCATTATTCTACTGGTTCCCCATCTGGTATTTCATCTAAAACCGAAAGTTTTACACTTTTTAACCTATCATATTTTGGATTTGATCCATAAAATGACGCTAAATCAGGAAAAATTCTTTTTTGATTGTTTTCTATTATCCATTTTCTTTTGTCTATTCCAAGGTTTTCGCTTAGAGTTATATAATCACCGTTTTGTAAACCAGCTGGTAATTCATCTAAAGTTTCTAATTTAATTAGTTCAGAAAATGATCTATCAACTAATTTATTAAAATTAGTAGAATTTTTTGCAGTATGTTTTGCTGATTTAGATTGAATAGATTTAGAATGTTCTCGTATCCAGTTTTTAGATCCTTGGGATGGATTTATGTCAACATTATCATCATTAAAACCTTCAACCCCTTCTAAACTAAAACGACTCAAAACAGTATCTAATTCAGAATATACAGTATCATCAAAGGTTGAATTTTCAATGCCGAATTGTGTATCGATATCTTCAAAAGAGAAAAAAACATTATCAGAATTTCTAAATTTAGATTTTGCAGCAATCACCAACTCTGTAATAAATTTATTTCTTAAATCATTTATATATTCGGTAAAAAAACTTAAATCTTTTAATTCATCTCGTGTATATGGCATTATTGCACTACCTTAAATGTAAATCCTTCATCAAAATATTGATCTGTTTCCTCAACACCACTTCCACTTTGAATCCTGTATTCTAAAGTGTAATATCTTTCTGGTTGGTATCCGTTTAACCAAAGATTAAAATAATTACCTGTGCTGTCACAACTTATTTTAGAACCACTGCCGTAACTTACAAGTACATCATGAGTTTCTGCATCCTTAATAGAATAAAATGAAGAACCACTTGGAAATGTTTTTACAGTTAAATTTGAAGGTGTTGTTGAAAATGTTTTTTCTGGAAATCTTTCTCTGCCTACTACTCTAAATTTTACTTTTGACTGTTCATTATACTCTGGTCGAAGACCTTTCATATAAACAACCATATCTTCTATATTTGTTTGACTCAATGATGATAATGAACCTGCTGACCATTTAGAGTCATCCCATACCGTTTCAAGGGTTGGCGGATACTTTGTATGAGTATCTGATGAAAAGAATGATAGATTACCAAGTCTAGTTGTGCTACCCTCGTCACTAGTACTATCCAAATTACCAACAGTACCCTCTCTTTTAACTAAAAAACCATCATTTGGAACAGTTGAACTTAACCATTTATTCACAATATCGGTAACTTCAATTCTAACATCAGAAGAATTGTGGTTAATAGAATATGATGCTTCATATCCACTTCCACTATACCATTGCCCACCTGAAGATGATATAGTACCTGGCCAAATAGTACCATCAGCTTTTCCATCTGTAAATTTCCAACTACACCCTTCTTCGGTTATTGGATTGTCGTAAGAATGACCATCACCCATTATCCAAGAACCACTAACCGGATAAGCATGTAAACTTTGTGTTGTTGCTAAATTTGTTGGGTTAGCGTCATATAAATTCAAGAAAAAAGATGGGTTTGAAATTGTACCGCTGTCAATAGAAGCAGATATATAATTTAAATCAAATTTCATTAATATTCGAGATACATTAACTGTATCGCCTGAATCACTAACTTCTTTTCTAACTTCTAATATCTCATCCAGTCCAGCATTTAAACTACTACTAGCTTGATATAAAGTTGAATCTTTTTCTGCAAATGTAAAATAATGCATATATCTACTCCGTTACGCCTTGATTATTACCAAGAACTTTACCATTTATATCTATATTAGGATATTTAATTTCAAATATACTTGGATCTAAAGCTGGATATAATATTCCACCACGGATTGAATTATTTATATCATAAAAATTACCAGAATACCCTTCACTAGTTCTATGTTTACATACGACATTAATGGGTAAGTTATTTAAATTGTTTTCTTCTACGGGTACAATAGTTGCTACACCATCTACTAACGACAGTTCATAAACTATATCTGTCAATATAATAGGTTGACCTATTTGCCACCTATCAACATCAAAGAAATCTTGAACAGTAGCTATACAACGTAACAACACATCATTTTTATTGAAATTAGATTTTGTTATTATTGAAAAATTTATACCCAAATTAATCACATATGCATCTTTAATATTTATCGCGTCCGTAACCATTCTAAATTGTGATAGATAAGTTTTTAAATTTTGTTTTAGTGCTGAACTTAATGGTGCTAATTTTTTATTACTATCAAATCCAAGAGTATACATATTTAATGCTAATGGGTTTGGTATTTTATTTACTTGTAAAGCTTTTAATTCTTTACCAATATCAGCAGTTGTTATTGTTCTTTCCAACTGTTCAATCATTCCAACTTTACTAAGTTGTTCATCCTGTGACATATGAACTTTTGCTATAGTACCGTATTTAGCTGGTAAAGAATAAGCTCTTACAACGTAATCATCCTTAGTAACAGCTCTTTGTTGTGCTTGAAAGTGTGCTAAAGCACTTTCTCTAACTTCTCTAACAGTTTGACCTGAAGAACCACCTGTAGCTGGATTTGGATTGGTAAATACTACAGAATTTTTTGATTCTTGAATTAATGCATTTGATAATAAACTACTATTTACAGTAAAACTTATACTATCTCGTTCAGTAATATCGCCAGAATTTACATTATCATCTATTCCCCCACCATATGAATATTCTATAGTAAGTGTTGTATTAGCAGGTGCTAATCCAAATGTACTTGTTTTTAAAAAATTACTAGGATCAAATGCAGTAGTGAGATATGAAGGACTACCTGGTAAACTTGAACCAACATTTGTTGGATTTGGAACAATTTCTTCATCAGGATTATCTGATATGCCAGCGCCAAATCTCAAAACAGTTTTATCTTCTTCATTTATAAATGATGTAAATCTACGAGAAACTTTTTTTAATTTTAAAATATAACCTACAGATTCTCTATCACCAATTGAGTTAGGATCGTTATCATAATTGTTTTCCATATCTACAAATACAGTATCTCTAGCTAATGAATCTACCTCATGCCATTTATTACCATCTGAATCTGTACACGATAGTATTTCTATAATATCAGAATTACTTAATTTTATTTCAGTATATTTTTCAGCAGAATTAAAACTAAAAAATTCTGTAGTTATTTCTCCACTTTGAACTTGTACTTTTTTCTTTAGTAAATACTTCGTTGGTACATTATCATCCGTTTCGAAAATAGATACATCTCTCACATCATACGAACTTGAAAATTTAAAATTCACATCATCTAAGGTTTTAAACGTTGTGCCATTAGAAGTGGCTTTTATAAGAGTACCTTCGTTTACAGTTAAGGCATATCTGTAATCAGGTTTACCGTTTATAGCTGGTACAGTTTGAAAAACATCTAATACTGTAGCAGCTGCAGAGGTTGTTTTTGGTTTATATCCAAAAGACTGAGCTATGTTATAAACATTCTTTTTTTCTTCAGCATATGCTAAGAGTGATTCTCTAAACTGTGAATCTATATAATAAGACAGAACATCACCAACATAAGCAGCCATTTCAATAAATAACATACCTGGTGATGCTTCATTAAAATCATTATAAGTATCTGGAAAATATTGTTTAGCAAATTCAATTAAATTACCTTTAAAATCATTAAAATCTTTGTTAAGATAATTTACGGTTTTTACTGAGTCCTTTTTTACAGTTGTTCTTGCCATTTTATTTTCCTAATTATGGTTTGAAATTAGATGCATATGAAGTATCTAAAGTAATTTGTTCAAGTGTATCTGGATTTAAAGTTGTAGAAAATGATACGGTAACAAAAATTGTACTTTTATCACCCGCTTTAGTAGATACATCAATGTCACTAATATTAATATATGGCAACCAATTAGAAACTGCTTCTTCAATTATTTCTTTTACTTTATTTGGTAATTCAGTATCTTGTTGTTCAAAACAAACTTCTCTTAACCTACATCCAAACTCTGGTAACATAGGTCGTTCACCTAGACTTGTTAATAATAAGTTTTTCAAATTGTATTGAGCTTGCTGTACAGAATTTTTAGTCATTGCAAAACTATTGTTATTATCAGCACGTAATGGAAACGATAATCCAACATATGTTCTAGGATCTATGTCTATTTCTCTAGCACTTCGCTTCATTTTTTATTTCCCTCTCTTGTCCATAGCTTTTACCAATTTACTATAATCTCTTGTTAATGCATTTGCTACGTGTTCTGGAACATCCTTAACGGATTTACCAGCTTTTTTTAAAGTATCTACTGCTGCCATTTCTCGTTTTCCCTCATCCGATTGACCATACCCCATTAATTGTTGCATCTTTGACTTGTCAAAAGTTCCACCACCCATTGTTGGATATTCTTCAAAATCATTTTGTTTTTTACTTAAACCAACAGTTTCATTTAAAACATCATTTAAAGATTTGTTTTTAGTATACTGTATTTCTTCTTCAGGTTCTGAAATTTGTGGTGATATAATATCAGTTAATACTGGTGTACTATCTTTTAAAGTTGTTTGTTCCTTTATAAATATCTTCTTAACTTCTTTTTTTACTTCTCTACGAACAACTTCTTGTATTACTTTTACAAGGTCTTTTTTGGTCATGATAACTCCTATGATGTTTTTACTGTTTTACTTAAATATGTAGATGTTGTTATTGATGTTTGCAATTTTCTGTTCATCTCTGCCAACTCCACATTCTGTTCACCTAAAGATTTTATTTCATCAAATGTTTGTGGTGTTGGTGGTTGTATTGCTGCTAAACTAGCAACTTTAGCAGTATTTGTAACTATGGTCGTATTATTCTGTGTTATTGTTCCAGTAAACACCCCATCTAATAATTCTTTTAATTTATTACCAAGTACAATAGGTTCTATTTTGGTTTCAACCGAACTACCCAATCTAACATCATCTCCACTAATAAATATACCGTTAGATTTTATTAATACTTTTTTTCCTACGATCTGTTCACCATCAAACTTTATAGAAGATAATCCATCTGATACTAAATATATTGACGCATCATCTGTATCTATATCCTCACGTGTAAATTCGTCACCTGTTTGACCACTAAAATCTTTATTTGTTCTTAATAATATTTGAGGTGAAAAATCACCCCCTCTGTCAAAATGTATTGAATTTCCATACCTGCCCTCAAATACAATAGAACCTTCATTTATATTAATTTTTCGTACATTTCTTCTTTGAAAACTGTTACCGAGTTTAGTATTAGGTTCTGTAGGTATTGCATTTTCATTAACAGAACTATTATAATTTATAACACCTGTATAATAGTGCTGTCCATTAATTTCTAATACAAGTACGTGTTCACCTACAACAGGAACCTGAGTTATGTTAGGTATTAAAGGTAAAACTGCACCTGGACTATCACCTTCAGGCCTTACAAAAGTACCTGTTATGGTTCCACGATTTATTTTTCCATTTAATACTACTGATTCAACTTCTAAAGCCTCAAATTCGTAAAATTCAAATTGATATGCTTTAATTAAACGTTTTACAAAAGAACTTATTCTTGACCAAGTTGCAACACCAGTAGGAAGTGATGTCATCACATCCATGCCTAGTTTCTTTTTCCAAGCCATTTAATCTACCTTATTTATTTTTTCTATTTTACTATGTATCTTATCAGATTCTACTTGCATATCCTCTACCATATCTTCTATACCATTCATCAATTGATTTTTCTCTTCTTCCGACAACCCATACTCATCTTCAGAACCAACTTTACCTTCAGCAGAAATAAGCCTCTGAACAATGCCAGCCATCTTAACAAGTTGGTCATCGTTCTTGACATTGATTTCAAGATACTCTTTTATCATTGGTACAATCTGTACAGCAGTGTCTCCATCTTTAATGAATTGAACAAGTTCTTTTGTTAATACATCAAGTTGTTTTCTGTTGAATGTTGTATTGTCGTAAATGTCTTTGAAAAGTGATGATAGTGATTTACCATCAAATATTTCGTAATCTATACTCATAGTTAAACCTATATGTTTTTATATAGTAATAAATATATCATAATGAAAAAATCATTATATATAAATATATATTGAAATTTATTATTAAATGAGTTTATAATTATACATGAGGGTTTTTATTAACCCTTTTTTTCTAACTAACGGGAGATAACCATGAAGGAAGTAATAACAATGGTAAAGGGATATATAGATGACATTGTTCATTTATTGGTTTCCTTTGTAGCCGTAGGTGCTGTTTCTGAAGTAATATTCGGAACTGGTATTTTCGGTGTCAATGTTATTGGTAACCTCACATCCATCATTAATAAGTTCGGCGAGTCGGGTTTCGCTGGGCTTGTCGCCTTATTGGTGTTGGTGGGTTTATTTCGTAAGTAGGTACGGAATAGCTTAATAGTCCTACGCTATTAGGCATTAAAAAAGGGGAACGAAAGTTCCCCTTTTTTTATTTGGTGGAGCTGACAGGACTCGAACCTGCGACCTCTTCCGTGCAAGGGAAGCGTTCTCCCAACTGAACTACAGCCCCCATTGTTTTAAAATATAGAACCTGTATTAGCAGTATCTATTTTACCAACTGATTGAAACTCTTCCATCATACCAAAATAATAATTCTTCATTTGATTTATTACTCGTGTAATGTGTTGAGTATTTGAACCAGTCATCTCACGAATCATTATATACAGAGCTTTCTTATTGAAATTTTCTATATTTTGTCTCCTACGAAACAATTCTAATACTGAGTCTGCAACAAGTATATCTTTTTGTCTACGAAAGATATTGGTAATATTGTTATCCCAATACTCTAACATCTGCTCAACAAATTCCATTTGAAAATCATCATTAGCATCTGTAGATTTTTCGCCTGTTATATTCCGTTTGTAATCTAAAACAGTTAACTGATCGTGAATTTTCATTTTCTTGTAGTTATTATTGTTATGAAGAATTAACCAATTCTTACCAACTACAGAAAAGTATGAAAATGCTCTACCTTTATCAGGTTGATACTTTGGCATCTGCATAACTAAAAAGGCTACTACTTCGTGTTTGACCTCATCGAGTGGATAGTCAAAGTAATAAAACTTAAAAGTATGAATTAAGTTTTCAGCTAACTTATTAAATGCAAACTGAATATGTTCCTTATAAATTCTATTTTTAATCGCAGGATTATCAGAAGCATTGTATCGTATTATAGCATTCTGTACTGGTGTCCCAAAATAGATTTTACTCTTTTTCTTTCTTTTCTTCTTGAACTTTGGTTTTGGTGGCGGCGTAACTGATTTTGCTTTACTTGTTTCTGTTGTCATTAACATCTATTCCTCTTAGTGTATTTAGTCGATTAACTGTTTCTTTAATTTGTTTAAATATTGCACCTATCTCATCATCAGATTCAAAGTGTCCTCTTGCATCTATAACTTTTAGTTCAGTATCTATGGACTCTATTAGTTGAGTAAAATTTTCTACCCATGTTTCTAATAACTCTGTTTTCTTTGTTAAGTTCCATACTACATAACATGAAGTTACGAATAAAACTGATACAATTACAAGCATTATTTCTACTATCATGATTCCTCCGATTTTATACTAATGGAAACTTCAACTTCATTAGCGGGACTC